CTAAAAGGAGCAAAACGATACACTGGCGAAGAAGTGCCGGGTACTGGCACTGCTGCAAAGTCTTTACCAAAAAAATAGTTTTGATAAAAATGATTGATTTCTGGCCTAGTCTTGGTCGCTGGAATTTTTATCTGCGCAAAATTAGCAATGTGGACAGTGGTAGTTGCCATAATCAAACGCCAGAATAATCCAACTCACCAATAAGTCTCACTGTAACAGTGCTGCGTCCATTGAACACGCTTTCCACTTGCGGCGGTTCAGCATATTCCCACAGGATATTAGCAGGAGCTTGTAGAACGTTTTTCAAATCTGTGCTTATGCCAGAGAATACGGTATCAGGAAGCGTGAAACGAGCATAGCTACCATATTGGCCATAGTAATGATCAAGGATGGCTTTCGTATTGGCATCAGAAATGTTTTCAAACTGGAGATCAATAACGTGACCAAATGAACGATTACCAAATACTCGCTTAACAGTGGCGCCAGACAGGCCACGGTAAGTTTTAGTGGGGAATTGTCCTGGAGAATAAGAACGCCCAGTTGGTTTAATGGAAGGAAATACTGCCATCAGCGGATACCAATGCTAGAGCGAGTGGATGGGCTTTGCTTAATCTTATCGAGCGTCATTGACATGCCTCGTTGAGCACCGCCAACAATGGAAGCGCGACGAGTTTCTGCCATTGCTTGCTCTAATTGTTCCCGGCTAACGTATTCTACGCCATTGATCTTTGTAGTTTCAAACTTCATGCTCAGAGAAGGCGCTTGAGGCATGCCTGGAGCGCCGCCTCCCATGAGATCACGAGCAGATCGTCCACCGAGCTGCACAGGGATGGAGCGACCGTCTGGAAGGGGCACAACGGCTTCGTTGTACTTGCCTTCGCCCATTAAGCCAAGAGTGGGACCTCCCACAACTCCTCCATTAGCAAATGCCCTGAAGCCTCCTTTGGCAATGCCACCATTGGCAAACACTGCACCTAGCTTTGGAGCAAATGGAGCAGCTCCGAGCGCATCTGCAGTGCCATTGAAAGAAGAACTAGTTCCGAATTGACCGGCAGATCCGCCTCCAAACATGCCGCCAAATCCACCCAGGAGACTTCCGGCCATGGAGGCAATCATGCCAATACCACCAAGCACGTTAGACGTGCCTCCCTCCTTGATTTGATTGATGCCAGCCATGATTCCCATGATGCTACCAGCAGCCATGCCAATACCGCCAACAACACCTGCCAGACTTTTCTGCCAAGTTTTGCCGGCAGCACCATTTGGTCCCATTTCTTCACCGGCGGCGCCTACTGTCATTGCGCTATTCCAAACTGAAGCGTCCACTTGTCCTAATTGTTCTGCGTAGGCATTGGCGCTTTCAGTGAGGGAGCCAAGTTCTGGTATCTGAAGCGCATTTCCGCTGGCGTAATCCAATGAGAACATGCCACCAGACTGAGGCGTATATGGTCCGGCGCCTGTTGCGGCACCTCCGGTTCCAGTTAAAGCAGCAGTGTTAGCTTTAACGGCTTCTGTATTAAGCCTAGTTTCTTCGGTATTTTTGTCTTGAGCCTCAATAGGAGTAGTTGAAGGCTTCGTTTCTTCAGGCATATTCTCAGCCGCGCCTTTCGGGAAGAAGTTTTCAATGGCAAATTTAGAAAGTCCTTCCTTAAAGAATTTCTCCACAGGAGCCATGGCAAAGTCAAGGAAGATTGTCAGCACTCTATCCTTGAGACCTTCTTGGAATTTCTTGAGAGATTCCACTGCGTCTTCGCCGCTAATAACTTCTTTGAGGAAACCTTTATAGTCGGAAGAAGTTTCAGTGACAAAGCTATCAATGGTCTCGCGAACAGCTTTAATATTGTCGCGAACTTTTTCAAGATCGTAAATGCGATTTAATTGTTCTGCCGTAGCGTCTTTATTTTCTTGGGCAATCCTAAGTCTTTTCTGCTCTTCTTCGCTAATCGCTCTCAATAAGGATAGTTGATCTCGGAGACCTTTAATTGTCTGCTCTATCTGCAATGCACGCGCCGCTTTAATTCGCTCTAGTGTTACTTCTTTTAGGTTCTCAATTTCAGTTTTAATAAGTTTTTGCTGCTTAGCCTTTAACTCCCTAGTTTTATCTTCAATAATAAGATTTGCTTCTTGTTCTGCCGTCAATCCCTCATAACCATTGTTTAAATTCTCAAGCAGCATTGCTTGCTTCTGTATTTCAATATTTTCATCTCTAATTGCATCTTTAAACGGACGCTTTAATTTGATTTTTGCGCCTTGAACTGCAGTTTTTTCCTCTTCCTTGACAAGTTCTCGCTCATTTGCTGCTAGTTTCTCAAAAACTGCCAATTGTTTTTCGCGTACGCCCACTTGATATTCGCCAATATCAGCCTTCTTTTGCGCCAAGGCTTCGTCGATGATTAACAGCTCAAAATTGCGCTTGTTAGCAGCAGACGCAATTTCGTACTCGGTTTCATCAATAATTTCAAGTTGGCGCTGTTGCTTTAATTTTTCTTCCGCTATTCTTTGGTTGTCGCGCAATTGAGCTATTGCTTCGCTATTGAAATCACGAAGCTGACGTTCGCGCTTTCCTTGCGTGCCCGAATCGGCAGGCAATGTCGCAATGGGTTTTGGCTCGTTAATTCCAATTCTTTGTCTTTGTCGCTCGGCAAGTCCCACTCCAACTTTTTGACGCTGCTCTAGATTTTTTGCTTCATTGCGCAATAATGGAACTTGCCCTCGTAGTTGATTAACGTCAACCTCCGTCCTGCCCTGTAAGTCATATCCAACCCTTTCAAGTTCCATTCTTTCTGCAAGAGTCGTCTGCGCGTAAATTTGAGTACTTCCTCTTCCTGCTTTCCTGCCTTTTTGTTCAAGACGGTCCAGCAGTTTAATTGAATCCTCAATGGCATTGCGTCGCCGTGTAGTCTCGTATAAATCAGCCTTGGCAATTTCTACGTTGCCGGTCCTGATAGCATCCTGCATTTTTGCCATTGCAGTCTTTGTTCTTTCTGCAGCTTCTGCGGCTTTATTTCCAACATTTAAAAATGCCGTGGCCACTGAGCCAAGCGCGACGACAAGCAGGCCAATGCCAGTAGAAGCCAGTAATCCTTTCACCGCCATTCCAAATCCAATCGTCGCCACTTGTGCTCCAGTGGCTGAAACGCCAACAAGACGCAAAACGCCAGCCAATACAGTTGCACGTGCTGCGGCAACAGCGCTGATACTCCCGCCCGCTTGGACCACTGCATTCATTGTGGCCAAGGTGCCCATGGCAAGCATTGCCGCCGCTCGCGTGGCGGCGAAAGACAAAGCAAGCACTGCAAGAGTGTTTACAACGCCAGTTAAATTTGTTCCCAAAGCCACAAAAACTGGGCCGAGAATACTTCCTACTCCACCCGCAAAATCACTAACCGCTCTTGCCGCTTTTGTTACTTCTGTAACAAAATCTTCAATATCCTTCGCTTGATTAGCAATGGCCGGATCTCTTGCCGCAGCATTCAGCTCAGAAAGTTTTGCGGCAAGAGCTGCAATGCTTTGAGCATTTGCCCCGCTTGATTTCGCATCTTCTAACTGTTTTTTCACTCGCTCTTGTTCTCCAAATGCCAACGATGCAGCTTTGCTTAATTGAGACAATGAGCTTGAAAGTGGCAACAAAATAGCCTGAGCAGCAGCGTTTGCCAAAGGAGCAAAGCTTTCTAAAGTACGCTGAAAATCCCCTTGAACTGTGTTTAATAAACCTTGCAATGATCGTCCTGCCGCTTGCGCTCCGGTGCCAAAGCGCGTCATCAGTTCATCAGCCACTTTTGCAAACGTATCCCTAAACTTACTGCCAACAAACTCGCCGTCCTCCATCGCCTTGCTAAATTCCTTGACGGACATACCAGCAGCTTTTGCAAAAATCGCAAGAGCACCAGGTAGCACATCACCCAATTGCCCCTTAAGCTCTTCACTCATGATTTGGCCTTTGCTTGCCATTTGCCCAAAGGCATAAATAACGCGCTCGGCTTTATCAGGCGTCAGTTGCAATGCAGCAGTGGCTGCACTGATGCCAGTGAATAGCTTTTCAATGGACCCCGAATCAAAGTCAGCGGGAGCCATTGAGGCATAAAGTTTTGTAAAACCAGAGCGCGTTGTCTCAAGATTTAAGCCAAATGCACGTTGTACGTTATCAACGTACAAAAGTTCCTTCGCGAATGTGCCAGTGTCTTGCGTGGCAGTCTGAAGGGCATTGTTATATTGTTGCTGACTCTTTGCTGCATTTAGAATTTGCCCCGGTAAGCTTTGTACAAATGCAAGCCCTTTATATGCCGTACCAAATAGCAATACTTGCTTAACAGCAAAACCAAATTCGCTTGCAATTTCCTTTAAGCCGCCAACAAGAGGAATCTGGGATGCACGAAACTGTTTCATTGACTGACTTGCCACGTCTAACCCAGTCTTAAATTTCTCCATTTGGCTACCAGCGCCAATAAAAGTGGCTGGACCTTGACGACCACCAAGGGGGCTATCTTCCGGGAAACCGCCCGGAGGAACGTAACCACCTCCACGACCGCCTCCAGAGCCGCCAGCGGATGTTACTGCGTTGAAACGCATCTGACTGGGTGGAGTGGTTCCGCCAGTAGCAGGCAATGCCAAACGTGGAGAGCCAGTGCGAGGACTTGTAGGAGGAAGAGCACTCCTTTGCCCTGTATAGTCAACGACTTTTACTGGAATTATCGCTTGAGCTTCTGCACTGCGCAAAGCTCCTACTACCTTTGTAATGAGAGAGCTAACTGCATCTCCAATTTTTGCTTTTACTGCTCTACTCTCAGCATCTTGCAATGCTTGAGCTAAATAGGCGAACGCCCCCATGGCATCTTTGATTCCCATGGTCGTCTGAGTCACATCCACTTCGATTACAGTAAATGTGCGGCGCAAGAAGTCTTCAATATTTTTCTGTAAAGCAGCGTAAATACGCTTGGTATCTACTAGCACGCCAGATTCGCCACCCGCTTGCTGACCAATAAGTTGCTGAATAATTGCTTCTGTTCCTTGAGCGATAGAAGTTTTCTGCGTGACGCTAGGTAGTAATCCGGCAACTTTTGGTAATGGTTGAAGTTTGGCCGCTTGCGCCGCCTGTTGCTGAGCCATTTGCTGACGCATCGCAGCCGGATCCATGCCAAGCATGTTGAATAAGCCACGCGCAAATGTATCTAAAACTCCTTTAAGTGGACCATTCCCAACATCGCGCAATTGGTTTTTGATATTACCAAGAATATTCTCGGCAATGTCTTGATTTAACTCCGTAACAAGCTTTTCAATTAACGGATCCTTCTTGAGCCTTGAAACGCCGCCAATACCCTGCTCTTTTGCAAGAGCTTGAAGTTGCTTGACGGTTAAATCCTCAAGAGCTTTTTTCAGTCGCTCAGAACGTCCTACTTCCGTGGCTTGCGGAACATTACCGCCCGATAAGCCCTGTGAGCGCATGTATTCAAAAAGCCCTGCCGCACCAGTTGGCCCGGCAGAAAAACCTCTTTCAACTTCCGCTTTAACTTTAACGCTAATGCCAGATAATTTTTGCTGTACTGCTTTCTTAAATTCCGAAACATCTGCATTTGTGATGGACGGTTTAATGCTGGTTGCAATACGTAGCTTGCCGCCGCCTTGCTTGATTTGCTGGTTTTGAGCAAGCCTTTCCTTAATAGACGCAACAACTTTATCAACGTCCTTACCAGTGGCACCGTTCTTAATGCCAACAGGAATTTCTACCTTGCGAAGTTCGCGCAGATCGTCAAGCCTTCCTTTGATTTTGTCAAACTCATTTTTTGTTAATCCGCCGACAAGATTCAGCTCAACAGTAAATTTTTTGCCGCGAATGTACCTATCAAGAAGTCGATATTGATCTGCAATTGCTTTCTTGTCAAACCTGATGGCAATGGGAACAGACTGTCCGCCGAGTTGCGTGCCAATTGTGCTTAATTGCTGCCTAAAAAATGCCAGGTCAAGACTTACCTTCAGCTTCAATTCGGCGTCTTGAGCCATCTGTCTTTACGTCTACATTCCTTTCATTCTATAATCATTGTTCCTGATTGCGCCCAGCAAAAGCCTTCATTTCATCAGCAAGCAATGCAATAACGCGCCCATCCATTCTTCTCGTCTTCATTAAACGTTGCAGAACAATCAAGCTTGCATCTGTCACGCCATCTTCCTTCTTGATCTGCTTCGTATCAAACGGCAGGAAATCTTCAGGCTTCACCTTGCTCTTCTTGCCCGCCATCATTCCTGCTGCCATGGTGCCAAGCTTGGCCACAGCAACGCTACTGACATTGTATTTAGCAATGTCATGACGATCAAGATATTTCAGTGCACGCTTAACGTCATCAAGCTTCTGGAGGCCAAAATTTTTGGCGCTCCATCGCTCGTCTTTAAAGTCAGAAGCTGAGAGCCTGAAATAGATTTCGTTCCAATCTGTCAGGCTCTTAAGCTGTTTTCTGGCTTGCGCTTCAAGCCTTTCTGCTACTGAGGAGAATTCCTCTTCGTCGCTTTTTTTGCTTCTGCAGCCTCCTGCGTCTCAGCATTCTGCTCTTCAGCAATAAACTCAACCACTTTTGCAATGGCTTTGCGAGGAAGATTTTTGGTGTCTTCAATCTCCCAATCGCCAAGATCGCGCCATTCGCCATCGATAAGACCCTGCCCACGAGAACGGATGAAGGCAGTGACCATTCGAGCGTTAGTGGCTTCCACTGACGAACCACTGGTGATCATGCTCAGTGTCTCCTCTGTGAATTCAGAGAGCAGCTCGGCTTCCGAAATGGAACCACCGCCTTGCAGCAGTGCAAAGGCCTCATCCAGGGGAATCTCACGCGAGGCAGCAATGCGCTTTGCAAGCTGAACGGCGCGAATAGTGGCTTGACTTTGCAGCTTGCTGATTTCCTCCTGTTCGATGGATTCAGCAACAAGCCAACTGCCATATTTCTTCAGGCGGATTTCGGGCAGCAGCTCAAAATAGCCTTCAGTCTTGGTTTGGACTAGGAAGCTGTATTTGCTCATGATCAAGAATGTTTAACAATGCGTTGAACACCTTCACTCGCTCATGGGAAGAACGAAACTCAGGCGGCACTTCAACCAGCATTGAATGATTGTCGTTGCTTATTCTAATGGTGGTTTCTTTGCAGGAAATAAGGCACAGTATGCCCACTTCCAACGCGGTGCCATCAATCAAGCAATTAATAGCATGCACTGTATTGTCAGTGCTCCATAGATAGTCAATTCTCATCGTCCCATTGCAAAGCGAATGCGCTGCAAGAGCTGCTGTTTAATAGCACTTTGCTCAAATCTGCTCGGAATAGCAATATCTTGAGTCCATGGTCTAGCAAATGGCACGTTTGTTCCTTTCAGCGCGTCGTGAACATACCGAGCATAAGCCTGCCCACTGCTATTGGTGGCGTCCCAATTCCAAGTGGCTTCAGCTCCAGATGATGATAGCGACACATCAAAGCTATCCCTGCCGCTCTTGTACAGAGTGCCAAGGTCGTAAATATCACGATTTCCTGCATTGATAAAACTTCCGTCTTTTCTTTTCGTGTCCCGGCCGTAGTCCCATTTCTCCTCAAAGAATTGATCGCGAAAGTGATCGTTCACGTCAAAACGCGTCCAAGTTTCAAAAGCCTTAGAAAGTTTGGCTTCTATAAGCTTGGCATTGATAATTGTTCCGCCAACGATAACTGCTGTCATTAGCTTGCCGGATATAATTGTTTGACAATGCGATCAGGAATAATAAATTGACATTGCTCGTAGGCGATGTCGTCACCAGGAAAATACGAAGGAGTGCAATCAGGAAACCTCCTGACCATCCTTTCCATCGCTTCATTCAATGTGGCGCTGCTCGGTGTGAACTGAGCAAGCCTCACTTCCCATAATTGATTAACCTGCACCATTCCCACCATGGGAACTCTCGCATGGTCACTTCTAAGCCTTTCACTTTCCATTCCTTTGGCACGCTTTGTCTGCCCACTACATAGACGGCAGGAAGCGTTGAATTATTTGGCAGCGTATAATTGCCAATAAGATTAGGCGATGCAGAAAGCAGCTCAGTAACAGTTTCGCGTAGTTGTGAAATGTTCATTAAAAAGCCTGTTCCCGTAGGAACAGGCTAGCGAAAACGAAGGTGCAATCCTGAAAAATGGACTAAGAGCGGCGCCTTTGGCCGAAAAACACGCTGAAATCAGTGTTTGCTTCCTCAGTTTAACAGTGATCAAGAATTGGGAGCGCTCGGGATGAGGCTGCCAGTATTTTCAGCATTCTGGTGAATACCAATACGACCACGGCTCACAAGATCAAAAGTCACCTCAACGAGGTTATCAGCAGGATAGCTCTCGTTATAGTTCATCACGCGACCCACATAAGCCACGCGGTCGTAGTAGAAAGTAGTGCCAGACGAGCCGAGTTGCTTGTTGATTTCTACGTACACTTCAGCGTTCTTGTCGTAGCGCGAAGAGCTAATCACTTGGAAAGCTTCATCAAAGCTGTTCGGCAGGAACACAGTGCCATCAACATCCTTCTGGAAGTAGGAAGTGATGGAAGCAGTGGCTTGGCTGGTAACGATTACGCTATCAGCAAAACCGCCGCCACCAAGCAGATAGAACTCTTGGTTGTTGTCATTGAACGCAACAGATGCAGTAGTGGCTGCTTGCAGCGTATAAAGAGTGGGGGCGCCGCTAACAGTGAAGGTGGCGCCAGACTGAGTGATGATGGGACGAGAAGTGCCGCCAATGGAACCCACGCGGACAATCACATCTTGACTCTTCACCAATTCCGTGGGATGGTAGAGCATGAGAATTTCCTCAATGAAAGAAGAGAGTTAAGCGTTATCCACGCTTCCTTTGCCAATCAGTCTAAAAATTCCCCTGACAGGCGTGCCTAAAAACTGCCAATAGTGAATAGCAATTTGTTCATTCGGCAATAGTTCAAACCTTCCTTCCCTTCCATTGATAATTGCCTGAGCACTATCACCAACAGTCACGCCAGACAAAGCAAGAGGGCTGGTCATCCTGCCTTCCATATAGACGGCAGTCAGATCAGCCCCCAGCAGTTGGTCGTAACGGGGATTTTGCTTCTGCTTTAACGTGGCATAGAAAGTAATACCAGTAGCCGCAGGCACGTAGTTGCCAGTTTCATTGTCAAGCACATAGCCCGAAGCCACATTAAACACCAAGGTGGCATTCGCAAGTGGCTCCAGGAAATTGCTCACACGACAAACCCAACAGAAGAAAGAGGAAGATTATTGGTCATTCGTTTGAACTCCTGACCATACTGAGTGGCATCAAGCCCCTCGCCATACACTTTGCCGTCAGTGGCACCAATTTGAATGCCCATTTGAGCAAGTTGAATGGCAATGATATGAGCAGCAAGAAACTTGACTGCCCTGTCAGTTTGATCCCCAAACACATCACTAGAAGCATCGTAAGAAGCTTCTGCAATGGCACCATTAACAATGCCAGAAGGATGTGGACTGAATTCAGGGAAGCGCTCAAGGAAGTTCGCGTAAGTGACTGCCATAATCAGGCCTTCCCAATACGAATGGCTTCAACGCGCTTTGCAATGGCATTCCTCACGCGAATGCGCCCTTCGATCTTCTTCCAGTCTGCCAGGCGATCTGGATCATGGATGAGTTCAATGGCGCGGATGGCTTGCGTAAGGGGAAGTTCGCTAAGGCTTTGAACATTTTCAGGCAGGTCTTCTACCATCACTTGTTCTTTCATTTCTTCAATGGCACCAATAGCAAGAAGCTTTTTGACAGTGCCGTTCTCCTTAGCTTCCTTCCACTTCTCATCA